TCTTGGTTTATCCAGGAGCTGAAGCTGGTGCATTAGCACCTGCGTTTATCCACCAATTACTGGGCCATTTGTGGCTCAGATTAAGGAGTAGTGCCTAATGTCATTCGCAGATCCCCAATCCATTACGATTGCAGGTTCTACCATTTCTCTCCCCCGTGTTTCTACGGGTGATGGAAAGGCGGAATACCTGTCGTCAGATGGACTAGTGAAGCTCACCGCGAGCAACGCCTACGGGCGTCGCACTCGGCGAGTTCTCAGGGTTGATCATTCGAAGTTGACCTCGGATCCGTTTATTCCAGCGAATAACCAGAAGGTGTCGATGAGTTGTTATCTCGTCTTCGACCTTCCGGTTGCTGGTTACACGAATACCCAGGCCAAGGACGTGTATACGGGTTTTAAGACCCTTTACACTGCTTCGACTGATGCTCTCATCGACAAGGTTCTTGGCGGTGAAAGCTGATTGTCATCTAACCGCGAGCCTTCTTATCGGCGTGATCGTTATCCTTTGGATAATCGATCTGACCGGTCTGAGGGCCCTTATGGCGATGATTTCCGTTTTAAGGAATTCATCATCATCGGTCTAGAATTATCGATTCTTATCGTAATTCTAGTTGTGATAATCATGATGCTTACTACCATGGATCAATTTACTAAGATCCTTGGTGGTTAGCATTCTGCGACTACGGCCTTAGGCTAAGGAAAGACCACCTCTATTTAAGGAGGGGCTTTGAAAAGCCTAATGCTACTCTGGAAAAAGATAGCGGACGAGTCCGCTATCTGGTGTTGCACTAGCGCCACTCGTGACTATAAATACGTTACGAGTCGTGTCGAACACGAAGGGTTCTCGTTTCTAACGATTACCTTGCCTACGTTCGGAAAAGACTTCGAAAAAAGTCTTGACCGATCGTATGTAGATCGCGACCTGTTTAAGGGTTTCCCTTGGCAGGCAGGTTCCCCCCGATTTCTCGGAGGTTTCCTCGATCTTGTGTTCGATCGAGCTAGTGGTTCGTTATTGGAGAATCCATCGATAGATGCAATTCTTGCTATTCGTCAACTAACGTTGATGTTTAACAAGATCCTTCTTGAGTGCAGCGATGCACGAAAGAAGGATGCTATCGATTCTTTTCTCCAATGTGAGCAGGATGTTCGTATAGCAGATGCTGCAATCTCTCCCACACAGTGGGACAGATTTAAACAGGCATCCGCTATGCTTTATTCGAGTATCTTCACCATATTAGATCGGAAGATCTACTATGGCGATATTCGTCCAAAGCATGGACCGGGAGCTACGGCTGATGGGCTAAAAGGTAATAAAAAGTACCTTCAGTCCACTTGGCCGTCCCGATTGGATTCATGGTTCCCAATAGGAGACCATGTCCTTCCAAATTATCGATTTATCGATCGTTTGGACCATATCGAACTCCTCGAACCCGGTTCCGAGATCCCTTCTAAAGTGATCTTGGTTCCTAAGACGCTAAAAACACCTCGAATAATAGCCGCTGAACCGACTGCTATGCAATATGCACAGCAGGCGATTCTTTAGCCATTAGTCGAGCTTCTTGAGTCTGAGTTCATCCCTTCGGGCCAGAGGCCCAAGAGGAATCTCATTTCCAAGATGATCGGATTTAGAGACCAATCCGTTAACCAGCGGATGGCTCTAGAAGGTTCCCATACTGGGTCCCTTGCCTCAATAGATTTAAGTGAGGCGTCCGATCGTGTTTCTAATCAGCATGTACGTAATCTACTTGTCAACTTCCCCCATTTGCAAGGGGCCGTTGACGCCTGTAGATCACGGAAGGCTGATGTTGATGGTAAGACGGTTCGTCTTGCCAAATTCGCGCCTATGGGTTCTGCTCTCTGCTTCCCAATGGAGGCGATGGTGTTTTTGGCCATCATCTTCGTTGCAATAGCAGAAGAGCATAACGAACCGCTTAGTCAGAGCCTCATTAAGAGGTACTCTGACTCGGTGCGTGTTTACGGTGACGATATTATCGTTCCCGTAAATGTAGTGCGCCGTGTTGTCGACACGCTTGAATCTTTTGGGATTCGAGTGAATGTCGCCAAGTCCTTCTGGAATGGCAAATTCCGGGAGTCTTGCGGTAAGGAATACTACAACGGTTCTGACGTTTCAATTGTCAGAGTCCGTCGTGTATTTCCTACACAACACAAGCAGGCTGCTGAACTCATCTCAATCGTTTCGCTTCGTAATCAGCTCTACTTTGCTGGTTACTGGCAAACGTGCAGATGGTTGGATGATCACATCCGGAGAGTGATTCGTCATTATCCGGTTGTATCACCGACTAGTTCAGCGCTGGGCCGTCACTCATTCCTTGGGTATGAAACCCAGAGAATAGGTGGCAGGTATCAATCGCCCCTGGTTAGGGCTTTTGTTACCAAATCCGTACTCCCGAGAGATCCTCTCGACGATTACGGAGCCCTGCTCAAATGGTTCCTTAAACGCAGCGAATTGCCAATCGCTGACAGGAATCATTTGGAGCGTGCTGGACGCCCCTTGGACGTCAGCACCAATCCGAGGTGGGTCTCACCGTTTTAAAACACGGTGGGATGGGGCCAACTGCCCCCTGGGAGATTTCCAAGTAGACTATCTATAGCTTTCACGCTGTATATAGCTCTTTGGCTATCCTCCAGAGAGACCCTTCCGCTTTGGCGGAATTCTCTCGGGAGATGCACTTGGCAGTGCATCTCCC